AAATCCTCCCGGGGTGGCCACCAACGCCTCCATGCGCTCCTTACCGCCAAGTTCCCGAACCTTTTCGACTTATGAAACTGAAAAGACGCGTCCTAGGAGCCGTTAAGGGCTTTCACTGCACCATGGGTAAACTGGCAATATGTACGATACTGGCCGTACCAGTCCCCGAGGCCTGCGGCCTGTGCCGCGGCAGCCGCATTCCACTTTGAAGTTCTCAGTGGAGACTTGGCGCGGTCGCGCTTGAAAGATCGCTCAAACGCTTTGAAGTCTTTGATGCAGGATTTCCGTTCGGCGTTGAGACACTTGATGAGTCTGCGGCGGTCGCCAGCCGAAGCCCTCTTCCGGATGATCTTCTCGTCTTCACTTATCATCTTAATGGTTTCGTCGAATTCGTGATGGAACTTCCAATAGAGGTAGCTCGAATCAGAGAGAACCGCCGCGAACGAGAACATCATTTCGAGGGCAGGTCTGATCACGATCTTGGAAGCGTAGGGGTGACGCCTACGAAGACTGCAATAGGCAGCGCAGAGATTCGCGAGGTGCTGGGCGCCGGAAAGAAGGTAGCTATCCTCCGCCTCAACCTCTTTACCATCGAGTCCATTCAACGTAGAGGCAAGTTGGTGCTGCGCCTTCCTCAACAGCGACGTGCAACCTCTCTCAGAATACCGCTTCATGGATTGAGACTATCTGAACCAGGATCGACATTGAAAGGCGCTTGATTCATGAGCGATTCGCGCAGCAGCCTTAGCACATTTCAACTCGCTAGTCTAAGTGGGTTGACCGAACGCCGTCTGCGGGAACTGGCGAGCGAAGGCTGGATCCCCAAGGCCGCCGATGGGCGCTACCAGCTGGTCCCGGTCATTCAGGGCCTGCTCCGGTATTACCGGGAGCGCGAACAGCAGCGGGTCCTGCAGGACGCCTACGACAGCTTGGGGGCCTGCGCGTCGGCCACGGGAATCCCGGTAACAACGCTCAAGCACGCCAAGCGTCAAGGGTGTGCGGCATTCCGCGGCAGCCGGGTCTACCTCGCTCAGTTCCTGCGCTGGTTCTTCGAATCGCCCGACCGAGCTGCGGTCAACTACGATCAGGAACGCGCCCAGCATGTGCTCCTGCAGAATGCCAAGCTGAAGGTCGAACTACGGCAGTTGAAGCGCGAACTGATCCCCGCGGACGAAGTCGCCCGGGTCGGGGCCGAGTTGGGATCCGCCATCCGAAAGGTGGTCACCCGGCTGCATCGCACGGCCCCGTCCCTCGAGGGGCAGCCGGTCGCCACGATCGAGGCGCGGCTCAAAGACGAAGAGGACGACATTCTCAAGCAGATGCACACGTTGCACGAGCAACTCAAAGCCTGGCAGGGAGCTGAATGATCGACACTGGACCCTTCCTGGCGCGCCCTTTAAGAGGCTCGCCTGATGTTACCCGTCACGGTCAGCAAGTACGGCCGGACCCGCTTCTGGGCGGTCCGGGACGGTGGCGGCGAGCTGATCTGCGTTTGTGTCTACAAACGCGGCGCCATGGAGGTCGCGAGGCGTCTTGGAGCAGGGCTCTCCTACTGTCTTCGAGACGCCTCGCCTTTGCGCGAAACCCCGGCCGAGCCAGCCCGGGAGCCGGTGCGAGCGCTGCCGAAGGCGGCCGACCAGGAGGAAGATCCTGGATCCGGGCCAGATCGACGTCCGCGGGCGGGCGGCGAGGATTCCCTCAAAAACCCTTGGACAATCTCAACCTCTCACCCGAGCGAGACTCAAGTTCGGTGCGAAGACACCCCGGACAACGAAAGGAAAACACATGAAGAACAGTGCAGAATCGAAGAAAGAAGCGACCCCGAAGGCCAAGCGCGAAGCGGCGGCGAAGGCTGACAAGCCGACCCCGGAAAAGGCGAAGCCCGCCAAGAAGGCCAAGGACGATAGCGAACCGGTCGACCGGTTGCCGTCGAGCATCGACGAACTGAAGGCCTCCAAGAGCGGTCTGGTGGCCTACCTGTTCCTGTCGGGCAAGGATAAGGAAGCGATTGCGGCGGAGCTCAAGACGGCGTTCAAACTGCCGGACACGCAGGCGGCGAAGATCGTGCGGCGGATTACGGGCCGGGCCCGGTTCTTCCAGCGCGTGGACGAACTGATGACGGCGAAGTAGGCCTACGAAGTCGCCGCGCTACAGCCCCTCGGGATCGACCGAGGGGCTCTTTCGTGCCTGCCTGAGCGCGAGAACCGCTCCGAGCCAGGCTGAGAACCGGTGCGAGAACGATCGGAATAGCTGATCCCGGAGCGAAATCCTGCCTTCGTTTTTCTGTTGAATTGAAGGTTTCTTTCTTCGAGAATGCGCTCTGATCCTTAGGCACAAGCACAAGAGCAGTCATTTATATGAAGTGGTCAGTTTTACTCCTTGGAAGCCTGACACTTTTCGTCCTGACAGGCTGTTCCACCGTAACATTCACCGAATATCGTGGACCAGCCTTGGTCGCGGGGCAAGGTGGAACCGTGCGGATGGTTAAGGGAATCGAATTCTGGGAGAACGGGATTCCTGATCGAGATTACAAGATCCTTGGCGTGATAGATCACAGCCGCATGCACTACGGCGGGCTCGGATTCGGTACGCAAGATAAGGCTATCGCAAAGGCCGCTCAGCGACAAGGAGGCGACGCAGTGATATTCGTCGGTGGCAGCAGTGAATTACTGAGAGTAAACCCTGATTCGGGTTATCTCACGACGAAGCGATATACGAGAGTAGTCCTAGTAAAGTACCTGGACATGGATTCCCCGCAAGGTTCCTGACGTAGCGCTCCTCAAGTCCAGCATTGCAGTCCTGGATCACACAGGTTGGTGATGTTCGAGCTACCTTCGCCAATCGGTAGCTCTATCGCCGGAGTTGTGGCGAATTGCTTTGTTTGACAAGCCTTTACCTGCAGTTGTGTGAAGGCAACGTTCCGCCTTCTATGTGGACTATCATCCGCTCGTTGAAGGTTTCTGCGCGGCCTGCAAACCGGCCGACCGGCGTCCCCCGTGGGAGTGGTGCGAAGAACACGTCCAGGTCGACGAAACCTCCCCCCTGCCTGGCCGGTGGCGCTCCGATGCGTCGCCCTGGGTTCGGGCGGTAATGGAAGACTTTTCCAACAACGCGATCCGGGACATTGCCGTTCAGTGTGCGGCTCAGAGTGCCAAGACCCAGACGGTGATGAATTGTGCCTGCTGGGCAATTGCCGAGGATCCAGGTCCGGCCATGTGGGTGACGGCGACCAAGGACGAACTGCGGGACTTCATGCGGGATCGCTTGACGCCGACCTTCGAAACCTGCCGACCGGTCAAGGAACGGATGGGCGAGCCGACCCTGACCGGGTTCGCCTTCGATGGGATGCCGTTTTACGCCGGGTGGTCGGGGTCGAAGGCCAGGCTGCAGTCCAAACCGATTCGGTGGTTGTTTTGTGACGAGGTGCGCAACTACGCGCCCGGGCGGCTGGAAATGGTGCTCAAGCGGACACGATCCTTCTGGAATTCGCGGCGGTTTCTCATTTCGACCCCGGGCACTAAGGGGGACGCGATGGACACCGCCTACCGGGCTGGGGACCAGCGGGTGTGGTATTTCGAATGCCCAGCCTGTCAGCACCTTCAGCCGCTCAAGTTCGAACAGTTGAAGTGGGACACGAACGACACCACGAAGCCCGAAGGTAAGTGGCGGTTCGACGCGTTGGCCGAGACGATCCGGTTCGAGTGCGCGGGGTGCGGGCATCGAATCAAGGACACGCCAATTGATCGGCGATGGATCGAGAAGCGCGGCCAGTTCGTGCCGCAGAACCCGAACGCGCCCAAGTCGAAGGTCAGCTACACGTGGAACGCGCTCCTGCCCCACTGGATCGAGTGGCGGTCGATCGTGGAAGAGTTCGTGGCGGCGGTCGACGCCATACGGATCGAGGGGGACATCGAACCGATGTTCACATTCGTGACCGAAACCCTTGGCGAACCGTGGGACCTCGACCGCTGGTTGATCACGGGGGATGACTACCTGCAGGACCGCAAGGCGGATTATGACTTCGGCGATCTGTGGCCGCTTGAACAGACCCGGTTCATGGCGGCGGACCGCCAGGCACGGGGCGGCGAGCATTACTTCTGGGTGGCCCGAGCGTTTGGTCCGGGCGGGGCCAGTCGGCTCGTGGCGTACGGCCGGTGCAACACGACGTCGGAACTGGAGGAAGTTCGCAAGCAACTGAAGGTGCCGGTGGTCAACGCCATGATCGACAGTGGGTTCAAGGCGTCGGAGGTCTACCGGTTCTGCATGGCGACGGGGTGGAAGGCGATGAAGGGCGATGACGCGGAGTGGTTCCTGAGCCAGGACCCGCGCACCAAGAAAACCGTCCGCCGGGTGTGGCGTCGAGTGCTCGTGGACCCCACGCTGGGAGCCCGGCGCTCGAAAGCGCGCCGGCATCTGCCGCTCTTTCAGTGGTCGAATCCCAGCATCAAGGATCACCTGGCCCTCGTCACGCACGGGGTCGTGGGCCAGTGGACCCTGCCAAAGAAGACCGGACGGGATTACGTCGAGCAGATGACGGCCGAAGTGCGCGAGGAACGCGAAGACTCGCGTGGGCGGATCAAGGTGCTGTGGGTACAGAAGCGACGGGATAACCACTACCTCGATTGCGAGCTGATGATCAATGCGGCGGCGGTTATCACAGGGTATCTCCGGTCAGCGCGCGCTGCCCGAGATAGACCATCTCAGTTTACGCAACGAGACACTCGGAAGATGAGCGAGTCCTGGTTGCTTCCGTGCTAAGGTGCACCGGTAGCGCCGGGAGATTTTGGAGCTAACGGATGCCCGTTGGGGAAGAGGGCTGTGACGCGTCACGTTTGCGCGTGGCAACGGGGATGAGGTAGCGTCAGATTGTTTTGCGGGAGATGCCCCGAGCTCCCGTTACTCAATGGAGGC